CCGTCGAAAGCAACTTTACCTACGTCAGCTTGGTCAACAACTGCAATAAACGGATTGTCGAACTGGTCAGTAGCGAGAATGCGACCTTGCGCAACTACAGGCTGAGCGCTACCGCCGTTCGTACCGTAGTCAACTGTAACTGGTGCACCCTGCGGGCGATCCATGGAAACAGTCCAACATAGGTTCGGATTCTCACCCTCAGCACCTTCACGAACACTTGGAGAGTTGATAGAAATGTTGGGGTCGTCTTCACCTGGACACGTATGCAGAAAGCTCCACGAAGTCTTACCGCTGCCAGTAACTCGGATCATGATCTTAGTACCGCGAGACGGATCATACTCGAAGTACAACCAGTGGTCACCAGATACAGGACCACCAGTAGTAGCAACGAGGGTGCCGTTCTGATACACGTCCAGTTTATCTGGGATGTTCCACATCTGGTAGCGAATACCAACCTTACCCGCTTTGTACCCCATATCAACGTAAGTGTCTGTGACACCTGCACCGCCAGACGTTACTGGGCTTGTATCATCACAAGGACGCGGATCATCTTCTGCTCCTTTCTGACCAGGGCAGGTGATCATGTAGTTCCAGCTTGTACCTGGGTCGCGCGCAGTGATGCGTATGAGGATCAGACCTGATCCACCTGGCACCCAGTTAAACTTCAACGATCCTTCGCCTGCAATGTATGTTCCAGTCGTTTTGATCAGAACACCATCACGGAAGATTTCCATCTTATCGGGTTGATTCCACATCTGGAATCGAACTTGCACTTCACCTTCAGTCTCACCCATTGCATGGTAAAACTCGTGCACACCTTGTCCGCCCGACTTGGCAGTGTACGTGCCGTGACATGGACGTGGATCGTCTAGCGTACCGTCGTCTTCGTCGTCCTTACACTTGATCTGTAGTGTCCAACGAGCGTGATTGACTTTAGTACGAACGCGCACGAACAGCTTGCCGTCATTATCGATCGGTGTAAACACGAAAGACAACTTGCCTGTACCAGAACGTTGACCGCTAGTGGTTGCAACACGCTTACCACGATAGTACACATCGAAACTTGCAGAACCAGCAGGCACGCTCCACGGCAGATTGACTTTGCCGCTGACATTGCCCATGTCAATGTAAAACTCGGTAATGCCTTTTCCTGCACCATTAACCGAATCCGGACACTCGAACGGACAATCCCACGAGCCAGCAGAACGAGTGCCGCAGTCCTTGTCTGGTCGGGCTATTACTGGCTGCTTGGGTTCACAAGTATTCAATCCGGGTCGATATATGCAGTCACCGCGATCACCAGCGCCATCTCCATCGCTATCGGGAAGATCGTAGCCAGGCGGATAGGGGGCATTAGGAGACCAGCCGCTGGTCCCACCGCCACTACCATCACCAGAACCTAAATCGTCGTTGCTGTAGTCAGGAGAGCTTGGGCCATTTCCACTAAGGCCGCCACCGCTGCCTACTCCGCCGGTCCCACCGCCACTACCTACTCCACCGGTCCCACTGCCGCCTCCACCGGTCCCACTGCCACTGCCGCCTCCACCGGTCCCACTGCCGCCTCCTGTGTCCGTACCAGGGCCAGAACCGTTAGCGCCTTTGCCGTCTGGAGTGCCGCCGTATTCGTCTTCGGCTTCGCAATCTTCTATTCCCTCTGACAGACAGTTAATGTCTAGCCAGTAATCATTACTCCCGTGACGGGCTTTCATTCCTTGACTTGGCATGATACGTTGCCAAGATGTATTTGCCGGATTACGAACGTACCACTCGCTCTGGCAAATATCAATCCATTTAGAACCGTCTGCGCTTCTTACTCTTAATCTACTCATAACTAGGTTCCAGAGAGTTCGTTGTAGACCTTAGAAAAGGTTTTTCCTCTAAGCGCCTTCAGCACGGAATTTTTAGTCACTCTAGTATATCCTTTTCTTTCCAAATAGCGAACGAACTTCTCGCAGAACTCAGGTTGAGTTAGGTTAGATTTGGCCCAGCTAGTGTGCATACAACGAACGGCTTTAACATCCATAGGCTTTCCAGAGTATATAGAGCCTTTCTTCAAAGAAAGCCCAGTCAAATGCGTCCAGTTTTTACCTCGAAGTATGTGGTCTAACGCCATGGGGACAACATCCAGATTGTTGTCTTCTATGAAGGAGTCCAGAAAAGAACGATTACCGTCAAATTCACGAATCAACTTTAAGACGATTTTATCATTCAGTTTAACGCGACCTCCAGTTTCTCCTCTAGCATATGTACCATTACGTACAGAATCATGTACGTTATCCCTAGGAGAACCCCACGCCAAATTGGATAGCGAATTATTTGAGGTATCATCGTCCAGATGACGAGCAAACTCACCTTCTTTAGGAGGACGATTAAACAGAGTGAGCATAATTCGAGAAACCAGAAGATTTTCCTGACCTCCTCCTGGCTTATTCATCGAAATGATCTTATACCCTTTCTTATTCCAATTGTTAAGGAATCTTCCAGAGGTGGTAGACCAGACACGACCATCGTCATAAATGATAAACAAGTGACCGTGTCTGCGATACTCAGCATAATTGCCGTCTTTAGGATAGTTAAAAGAACCTGTAAGTATCTGTCCTAAAATGATACGCCTAGCAACATGATAGCTAATATCAAAATGCTCTGCGATTTCTCTATAGGAGGTTTCCGGATTTTGCTTCCAATACTTACGGACTTTGACGGCTAATCTCAACGATGCTTCATTTGTTTTCATCATTTTAACCTCATGCTATTGAGGATTAAATCAACAAATGTATATCACCATATGAGGGCTGTTATCGTTGTTTCTAATGCGAAGGCGACTCATCGCTTCACTCCTATTACGGCTTGACCCACAACGCCCCAGGGACTACGAATTGAGCAGACTTCTGAACAGGGTCTTCGCTCTGTATGAAGATGGTGACAATTCCGTCTTCGCCTTTGGGACCAGTAGGACCTGTAGCTCCTTTAGCACCAGTTGGCCCTGGTATGCCTTGCTCGCCTCGAGGGCCTTGACGTCCGGGAGGACCTGCAGGACCTTGACAACCCGTAGCACCCTTTTCACCATCAACACCGTTTAGACCATCGCGACCATCGCGACCGGCAGGACCTGTGGGACCAGGCGGGCCAACGCCGATCTCACCTTGCGTCATAAAGCCTGTTATATCAAGCTGAGCACCGTTACGCAACATGAGTGTGATAGTGCCAGTGGTTGCATCATAGCTACCACCACTAACACCGTAATCGTTTGCATTTTCTGTCTCTGACGAGAGAACTACGTTCTTACCGTCAAATCGAACGTCACTGCCAGCTTTACCTTTAGCTGACAACATACGAACTGGGATTCTTGTTAAACCTGTCATAGGTTAATCCTGTACATTTAAGCTGACTTCATTGCTTCTGGACGAAACTTTTTATAGTCTAGCACAGCTTGGTTATACTGTTTAGATGTTAAAACGGGTAGACCATTTTTACGAACAGCGTCTAAGGCATTTCGCACTGCGTTTCTGGAACATGCAAAATACCCAGCGGTAGCCTGTTGAGTATGGCCGAGAACCTTGTTATGGTAGAAACAAACTTGTCTGTCCAGGTCGTGTCGAAATATCCAAACCGTATCGGAAACCTCTTTTCTAGCACCTTGCGTGTCCCGCAGATCATTCGCATATTTACGAAGCCGATCGTTATACTTATCGATAAGTTTTTGATCGAATTCCGCTGCGGACACATCTGGATACTTTTCACCTCTACGTATGCGAAAGAAGGTTTGCTTGGAAATTTTGTATAACTGGCACATCAATGTAACGTGTATTCTTGGTATGTGTGCATCCAACATTCGAATATTTGCCACTTGTTTTTCGGTCAATACAGAACGAAAATGATCAGTGCCGCTAGGTGCTGTTTTACGCTTCACAACGTCTCGCATGTTCTGCACATGGGTACCGTCGTAGAGATGGCTTGGATTGCAACATAACTTAACGTCACACTTATGGCAAACCAAGCCTTCAGGTAAACCGTTTATCAGTATGAACGCATACCTATGAGCTTTCGATATACGGGTTCTGAACAGTTGTTTATACACACGGCCATATCCATTTTTGAATGTTGTGTGGGTATAAATCCAACATGGTGTTTTTAATGGGCCAGACTGTAGTTTCAACTTCTTCCAAAAGTCTATATCCATATCGAATATAGTTCGGCCAAAGTTACGTTCTTTTTTAGACTTCAAATGCTTAGCTCTAATCATGTGTACGTCTCCTGTTTGCGTACACATAAATTAGTATTGTTACTATTAGCTGGCCCATTAGTTCATTGGTACTGTCTCATGGCCATGGGGTCCCCACAGGTGGGTCAGTAGGCTCTGTAGTGCCACCGCCAGTGCTGCCTGTAGGAGGAGCGACCGCGCTAGGGTTAACCCACAACCAACCACCGCCTACTGCACCCGGATCAGAAGTAGACACGATGATGTTTGCAGTACCAGAAGGGCCTGGTGCACCCGGTCGACCAGCTGGACCTTGCTCTCCTCTTGGGCCTGTTGGGCCAATGGCACCTTGTGGACCGGTCGGACCGCGCTCTCCGGGTGGACCTTTAGGTCCAGGGCAACCGCGTGGACCTTGTTGACCCATTGCGCCGTCTCGACCGTCAGGGCCAGTAGGGCCTGGCGCACCTTGTGGACCGGGCGGACCTTCACAACCCTGAGGGCCAGGTGCTCCGTCTTTACCGTCACGCCCATCACGACCATCTTTACCGGGCAAACCTTGAGGACCCGTAGGGCCTTGTGGGATGTCCCCTGGCGTAGGGAAGCCGGATATGCGAACGATGTTGCCGTTGTACATAGTGAGAGACAGGATACCGAGTTGCCAGTCATAGTAACCTGAGGCAATCTCACTGATATCTGATTCTAATGGTTCGCCTGTTGTTAGGCGTTCGTTATCGACGACGACTTCTGTTTCACTTGGTTGACCAGGCGCGAAGATCATCGAAGTTGGAATGCGAGTTAAACCTGCCATGAGTCAACCTTAGTTGTAGTGCTTGAGTGGTGCGTTACCACGCCAGTTCGGATCGGTCATGTACGTGTTTGCATTAGGACTGTTCACGGAGGGTTGCAACCCAGCGTTATATGCGTTCTGACCTGTACGATACAGCACTTCGCCCGTATCCGCGTTGAGAATGCGCAGCGCTACCCAGAACGGAATCTTCGAGGCATTCGACAGATAGCGAACACGCAAGCTGGTTGGTCTCGTAGGTGTCAGACGAATCTTTGCAGTGCCTCCAGGGTAATCTGTCTGCCCTACGATAGAACAGTTGGCAAACAACGAAGACGCTACACCGCGAGGTGTTGTCAATTCAATTAGGTATGAAGCGTTTGGTGCCAATGTGCCGCACATGACGAGACTGTCAGGTATGTACTCAATGACCTGGTTAGGACGAGGTAGCGTTGAAATGCCTTTAGTTCCGTTTGGACCATCATAGTTGGCCCATGTGCTATACCAAGCGGTGACTGCATTACCGCAAGACTGCCTAACGTCACCATGGTTAGTACACACAGTTACCTTGGCAGTTCCTGTCGGCGGTGATGGAGGCGGTACGGCAGGTGTGGAAGTAGGTGGAGGAATTGTTGCGCCTCCCCATCCACCAGGCGGTGCTACTGCGTCGATACCGTCATCGTCTAGTCCCATTATGGCTACGCGACGATCATTCATCGCTGCAAGGCCGAACATAACACCCAAGCCAAATTCTTCGCCTTGCGGGCCTTCGCCGCCTTGCTTATCATCACCACAAGAAGGTCCAGTCAGACCACGTGAGCCTTCGAAACCAGGTCGACCTTGAGGACCCATAACACCACGATCGCCCGTAGAGCCTTCGCAACCTTCGGGACCATCTATGCCGATAACGCCAGGGTTACCTTCACGACCGGGAGAACCCATGCTACCGACAGGACCTTGTGGACCTGCACAACCCGGAGCGCCGTCTTTACCGTCTCGACCATCGAAACCGTCTTTACCATCACGACCCGGTAATCCACGCGGGCCTGTAGCACCGATACCGAAGTCATCTTGACGCATGAATCCGGGCAAGCGCAGTTCTTCTTTGTTTGTACGCACCAGCACAAGGTCGCCGGTGTCTCTGTCATAAGCCCATTCTGCTATGAGCCTATCGTTTAAATTCTGGCGATCACGAAAATCTAGCCCATTCTCCTCTGGCTTGCGATACGCCTCTTTACCATCATTGCCGAACGTCTCAAACTGATTTAGCAGTGGCTCGGTAAGATCGTTTCCAGTGATGAGAAGCTGAATTTCCTTAGAGTTCAGTTGCTTCTTGTTGGTAATCACCGGTGCGCCAATTGGCACTCTTGATTGATCTCCGTAGACTGCTCTCTCCAGTAGGGGAGAGTCGGACACACCGTTTACGCTCATGGGATACCTTTAAGAGTCTGGTCTAAACTTTCAAGTGCGGCGTCAACATCTTCAGGTGATTTGGCATTGCGCACCAAATCAACATACACGTAGGCGACGCGACGCAACTCGTTCTGACGGCTCACAAAGTACGCGAATAGGGATTTTGCTTCAACCGCATCCAATATGTTGCCGTTAGCACTGTCGAAGAAACTCGTCTCTGCTATAACGCAATCTCGCAGATCAGCCAGCTTATCATCGCCGACACGATAGTTGCCAACAGTTAGCTCCACTAAATGGAGTGCTTTTCTCTTATAGGAAATAAGTGAAACGCTGATATGCAGTTTGCCATCGACTATGGAAATGTCTAGGCAGTCTGCGTTGTCTTGCAGCAGATTGAACGTTTCTTCCGTTATCTGATAGGCACCCTGAGGCAAAGTTGTAGCTTTACCCCAGGTTTTATCTGCCCTAACGTAAAATACTTCAGGCTGGTCTGTCATCGCTTAATCTTCGGCGTTCCGATGATGTTGACGTTCAGGCTGAGCAGCGAACCGTACTGCGAAATGTTGGCGTTCTGCACACGCATCTTGACCACAATGTCGATATACCCAGCAGCGTGGTTGTCTGCTATTACATCGTACACTTGACCCATAGAGGCGTTACTGTAGGCACGCTCATTCTTATCGCCAGCAAGCGAACTGAATCCAGCTACGTTGGTACCAGCGATTTGACGGCCGTAGTCAGGTTCACGCGACTTGCTAGAGCGGAAACCAACAACGTACTCCATAATCTCCAGACCTTCGAGTGACTGGAAACCGGGACCAAGCACAGCTCCGAAGTCAGCGTACACCTGAATCATTATGTCTTGCGACAGGTTGATGCGGTGTGTGAACAGAATCTCGCTGGAATCTCTGGATACACGAGTGTCCGAAAACTTGAAATTCAACTTTTCGTCTGTAAGCTGTTCACTGACTGTCGATTCTATGCGGTAGAACGGATGCTCACCAGTAATGCGAATGCCTGGGCCTTGCTCAAGATGAACACCAGGTATTGGCAGACTGATCGGTTTCGCATTGTGGCGAAGCAGCTTCAAGCTACGTCCAGTGAGCACGGCATCGGTAACAACGCCAGACAGGTTTGTAGTGGAGCTGCCTTGCGATATCACGTTGTCGTAGATGGTGATTTCGACTTCAAGTCCCTTGCGGATAGGCCCAGCAAGAATGATCTTGTTGTCAACCATCGTATACAGGTTGCCGTGAATGTGCGAACCGCTCTGGCTAATCTCAACCTGCTCGATAGACTGTGGCGTAACTGGCAGTTCAAGGAACAGCGTATCGTCACTTGTGGTCATCGTAGCGGTTGTGATTACCGTGCTGTACCCTTCGTAATCCTCGACACGGAAGCTGCGCAGTTCAACGTCAATCCCTTCAGGTATTGGAGCCACAAACGTCAACGTCTGCGTAACGTCATCATATGTATACGTGGTGAGACTCTGGCGAGTACCTCGAACATATGCCTTGATGTAGTTGGCGTTCTCTACCTTTTGACTCAACTTAAACGACTGACGCTGGCCATCACCTACGAAGTAATCCGTCTTGATGATCAATCGACTTCCGTTGGAGGGGATGCGAGTGAACATCCGCAGATCAACAGGAATATCTGGACTAATCTTCTCAACGAACTCGATTTCATTGCCCTGCATATCAAAGGCTGAACGGTGCTGCTGTACGCCACCAAGTGCAGGTTGAATATAGTTGACGTTCTCGATATTCAGAGCACCAAACGTAAAGCGTGCATCGTCACCGGTACCAGTGAAGTTGATGCTGGACATAACGAGCTTGCTTGGCGCTTGATACAGTGTGCTGACATTGCCACCACCGTTCTTCGGCGGCGCCCACTGCGGACACTCGCCAAAACCACGAGTAAGTACCCAGTCGCTAGGGACACCCTTGACATTCGGCGGGTAAGGGCACGCACCTCCAATAGCACCAGCGCCAGTGCTCAACCTCCACAATGCGATTGTTGATTGTGCATCCAGTCCGCTGATGGGCTTGTTGTCTGCTTCGACCAACTTGTTGTTCGTAAAGCGGAATCGTCGAGTACGTCCCATGCCGTTACCGGAAACGATGTGTCCGATCAGCAGTTCGTTATCCTCAAGATCAAGTCCGTCTACAGTGATCGTAGTAGAGGTAGCCGAGGTAGGCTTACCGAAGTAGATTCGAGTATGGTTGCTGAACGCCCACTGAAAACTGCCAGCGCCGTAACGCATAGCCAGAACAGGTGAAGTAGAACCATCGCCGTTCTGTTGTCCATCGAGAACAGTGACAGCATTAAACGAACTCTCACTCGGTGCTTGCAGTTGATGCAAGAACGGAGTCATCGGTATTGATGAGTAATCACCGAATGTGACGTTGATTGTGGTCAAGTCACAACGGTTCGTAACCAGCAGACAGTTGAATCGAGTAGTCTCGCCTTTGATCAGGATGAGCGGTGCTTTGAACACTGCGCGGCCAAGATTGACGTGATTGCTCAGGTAGACACCGATCTCCTTAATCTCGGTATCTTCCA